GAAGCGCCGCGCAGTTGGCTAGCACGAATAGACAAAAGCGTAACAAATAATTTTATACTTTCATTTACTCTGGACGATTTGCTGTTCTACGGTAGAGCTTTTTGGTATTGTACTGAAAGAGATAGTTCGGGCTATCCAAGTTCGTTTACACGTTTACCGGCCGCTATGGTCACTACACAAGATCAAGCGCAAAGTAACGGCGTATGGTTTGGGCCGTCTAAACAGATTTTGTTTCAAGGCTTACCAATTCGCTACGAGGATTGCGTACAGTTTATTTCACCAATTCAAGGCCTAATTTATACCGGTGCAGTATCGGTAGACACAGCGCTAAAACTAGAACAAGCCCGCAACCGTAACGCGTCAAGTTTGCAACCAGCCGTAACGCTTAGACAAACAAGCGGTGAACCAATGTCGGCGCAAGAATTACGCGATTTAGCGGCCGCGTACGACGAAGCGCGTTATTCGTCTGCTACAAGCGCTGTTAACGAATTTGTAGAAGTAATACACAACACTTCTACGCCCGACAAAATGCTTTTAATTGACGCAGCCGAATACCAGGCCAAAGACCTAGCAAGAATTGCTAACGTCCCCGCGTACCTCGTTTCGGTATCAATTGGAAATTACAGTTATGTTTCAAGCGCCGAAGCTTCACGCGATCTATACAAGTTTGGCGTAAAACCGTATATAGATTGCATACAAGAAACTTTAAGCGCTAATAATGTTTTGCCGCGCGGCACGGTAGTTAAATTTGATATAGAAAGTTACTTGAATACAGATTACGAAAACATGAAACCCGAAACAGAAATAAACGTAAACGAAACGGCGGCAAATAATGCTTAGGCTTATCCCACAAGATTTAAATTTAGACGCAGCTAAAGACGGCGCAACTATGCCACGTCGAACCCTGGCAGGCGTAGCGGTGCAATACGAAGTAGAAGCTGTAGTTTCGGACGGCCAAAAAGTTAAGTTTGCTACTGGGTCATTACCGTTAGAAGGTAAGAAACCTAAAATGTATATGTACCACGACAGCGCTAAACCTATTGGCTTAGTGACAAGCCGCGAACTAGTAGGCGACACGATTTTATTTGAAGCCACAATTTCGGCAACACGTGACGGCGACGAAGCGCTACAGCTGGCCAAAGACGGCGTTTTAGATAGCGTTTCGGTAGGCATTATGCCAACAGAATTTAGCTATGACGAAAGCGGCACAATGGTTATAACTAAAGCTGACTGGCAAGAATTAAGCCTTTTGCCTTTTGGCGCTTTTGAAAACGCTAAAGTAGATCGCGTAGCAGCCAGTATCCCCGAAACAGAACCCGAAATAGTGTTAACTAGTAATCAAGACCAACAAACAGAGGTAACAGATATGACACAACCACAAGAAGCCCCACAAGTTATTGAAGCCGCACAAGTATTAACATACGCGCAACCGCGCAAACTTCGTTTGCCTAGCACGTCCGAATATATCGCAAGCTATGTACGCGGCGGTTCAGACTTTGCAACAATGAACGCAAACATTAAGCAAGCCGTAGTAGAAGCAGCGCCAGGCGTAGCACCATTTGTTAACACAGAAAGCACGCCAGGTATTTTGCCTGAAATTATAACCGGCAGCGTATACGACGGACTAAACCCAGTTCGCCCGTTTGTTACTGCAATTGGTACGCGCGCTATGCCAGCATCAGGCGCGACGTTTCGCCGCCCAAAAATTACAACACGCCCAGTCGTACAACAGCAATCAGTACAATTTGATCAGCTAAACGCTTCTACTGTTGTCGTTTCAAACAATGACGTATCTAAATTAAGTTTCGGCACATTTGTTACCGTGTCCGAACAAGATTTAGACTGGTCAGACCCGGCTTCAATTGACATCATTTTAAATCAATTAGCTATCGCCTACGGACAAGCAACCGATAACTACGCAATAGATACTTGCCATGCTGCAATTACTCAAACTTCGTCAGTAGCCGACACGGCCGTCGGTGCTGACTGGGTAGCCGCAATTTACGAAGGCGCAAGACAAATTTCTACAGATACAAACTATTTACCTACGCACATGTTTGTTACCCCGGCAAGTTGGAAAGCGTTAGCAAGTTCAGTAGACGACGCAAACCGCCCAGTATTCCCGTTTGTAGGTGCGCCTAACCTTATGGGTCAAAACGCGGCCGGTAATTCGTCTGCTACAAGTTGGAACGGTAACCCGCTAGGCCTAGTGCTTGTAGTTGATCGACACGCCCCAGGTTCTTTTATGGGTCACGCCGCAGGCCCAGCCGCAGGCTTTGAATTCTACGAACAGCAAAAAGGCGCAATTAGCGTAGACGTGCCAGCAACTTTGGGCCGCACAATTGCCTTTAGAGGTTACGCAGCGGGCTTTATGGCTGACGCTACAAAATTTGTTAAGTTCGTTTAACTAGAAAGAAGGCCAGCTATGGCCGTTTATTCGGTTCAACAAAAATATTTAACCGATAACTTCGCGGTAATACGTTTACAAACAAACGCAGAACCGCTAGAAATCGGTCAAAGTTTTACACTTGCAAACGTAGACGCAACTTTTAACGGCACGTACGTAGTTCGCGCTTTACCGCAATACTATTTCACAGGCGTAGACCTACAAGGTTTTTTTCTTTACGATAACCAGCTACCAATTAGTAATCAAGTTTTATTTGCTAAGACCGCAACGAACGTAGAAATAGTTGCAGCTACAGGCACGTTAACAACTACGATTACTTGCACATGGATTACAGCCGCACAGATAGAGGACTGGCTAGGTATCGGTACAGCTACGGCAGCCGATACAGCATTTTTAACTACTTGTGCTGCCGCTGGTAACGCCTTCAGTTTTAGACGCAGACAAGAAAACGGCTACATAGACAGCCCAACTACTGTGCCTAGTAATGACGTATCTTTAGGCGTTGTGATGTATTCGGCGGCCCTATATAGACAAAGGGGATCGATTTCGGATTTTTCTAGCTTTGATGGTTTAGGTACAGGCAACACGTTTGGCTTATCGCCAATGGTTAAACAACTGTTAGGCGTTGACCGCCCGCAGGTAGCGTAATGCCACAAAACTTTACAGACCTATTTAACACGGCACTAACAAACCTAACGGCAACACTTACAGCTGTTACCGGCTTGCAAGTAGTTAATGACCCGCGCAACCTTGTACCGCCTTGCGCTTTTATAGACGCGCCCAGCTTCGAAGCCTTTAACGCAAACGTAGTGAAATTGCTATTCCCAGTCAGGGTAATAACTTTAGGCCCAGGCAACTTAGACGCGCAACGCAGCCTACTTAACCTGGCTTCGTTAGTGCTGGGTGCTAATGTTGGCGTAACAGACGGTAGGCCTACTGAAGCTTTAATAGGCGGGGTGGCTTATCCGGCTTATGACATAACGGTTACTATGCAAGCCCAAACAAGTTAAAGGATTTATGGAAACTTATTTAGTGACATCAGATAGGTTAATTTTTAAGCGCGGCGACATTGTGACAGCCAAAGACTTAGAACACGTCAATATTCCGCTACTCATTGGCGGCGGTCATATATCCCCACAAGGCGTAAAGAAATCTGCTAAAACTAAAGATACAGAAACCGAAAAGGACTACTAAAATATGTCAACCGTTTATCTTTCAAACCCAGCCCTAACTATTAACAGCGTAAACCTTACCGATCAGGCGACAAGCGCAGTATTAACGTACGTTTTTGAACAGCTTGAAACTTCGGCCTTTGGCGACACAGCCCGCAAATTTGGCGGCGCTGCCGTAACGTCGTTGCAGAACAATACTTTCGAAGTGACGCTATACCAGGATTACAGCGCTGCAAGTACGGAAGCTACAATCTTTGGGCTTGTCGGTATTCAAACCACAATTGAAGTTTCACCTACCGCAGCTGGCTTAACATCACCTAGCGCTACCTCGCCGTTGTATACCCTGGCAGATTGCTACTTAGAAAGCCACACGCCAATTAACGCAACATTAGGCGAACTTTCAACAATTACACTTACCTTTACTGGCGGCACACTTACTAAAGCTGTCGCATAATGTCGCGGCTTTGGCCGCTGATAATTACAAAAACAAGCACCGCCTGTAGAACGGCGTACGAGAAAGGTAACTAATGCAACTAACACTTAAAGCCGTATTTAAAGACGGCACAAATTACGAAGTACAAACTAATTTAATGACAATAGTTTTATGGGAAAGAAAATATCGGCGTAAAGCTTCAGATATTGCTAACGGTATAGGCGTAGAGGATTTGGCGTATATGTGTTACGAAGCCAGCCGCCTAAACGGCATAGTAGTACCAGCCAACTTAGACGCGTTTATAACAAGTCTTACAAACATTGAAGTAGTAGATCAGGCAACCGATTTAAAAGTAGACCAGGCACAGTAAGTTATCTTATGGCAGAAGTTTTAGTAACGTGCCACTACTGGCCTAGCCATATTGAATTTAGCGTAGGTGATCTATACACAGTTGTAGAAATATTGAATAAGAAAAATAAAACGTATGTTTGAAAAAAAGAACGTAATGCAAATACAAGGCATACAACAAACACTTGCTGAACTAAACAAATACGACAAGGTTTATAGGCGCGAAGTTACTAAACGCATTAAAGGCGCGGGCGCACCAATTATTTCTACTGCCCGCGAACTTATTGGCACTACGCCCCCGTTGTCAGGTATGGCGCGCGGCAAACTTATTAAAGGCCGTGAAGTGTATTGGGATAACCGAACGGCCAAAGCTGGCATAAAAATTAAGGTAGGCAGACGCGCAAGCCGGGGCGGCACAGTTCAATTTAAAGACAAATTCGACGCAGAAAATAATCCCCGTGAAAGCCATAGCGTAACTTTTAAAGCCAGGCCGTACGGTCTTATGGTTGCCCAACAGTTAGACGCTGCAGGTTCTATTTATGACCATGCCGGTATTAAAACTAAAAATACTAATTTTGTAAATAATCTTAATGTTGAAGTAGGTTTACAGCCCCGCGCCATTGACCCAGCCGTAGAAAAACACAGGTACACGGTGCAATACGCGGTAAAAGAAATAGTTGACGAAGTAGCCAAAACACTTAACAAGAAATTGAAAACCCGCTATGGCGATTAACATACCAATTACGTCAAGTTTTGACGACAAAGGTTTAGGCAAAGCACAAAAAGCTTTAGGGGCTTTCGGCGTTGACGCTAACAAAAGTTTTGCAGGTTTAACAAAATCTACGCTTCTTGCTACTGCCGCTATCGGCGGCGCTGTTGTCGCTGTAGGCGCGTTTGCATATAAAGCCATACAAGCCGCTTCAGATTTTAACGAAGCTATAAGCAAAAATAAAGTAGTTTTCGGTGCAATATCTAAAGAAGTAGAAAGCTTTGCAGATAAAGCAAACACGGCTTTAGGTTTAAGTGAAACCGCAGCGCTTAAGGCAGCTGGTACGTTTGCAATTTTTGGTAAATCCGCTGGGCTTGCTGGTAAAGATTTAAGTGACTTTAGTTTAAACCTAGTCACTTTGGCATCAGATTTAGCGTCGTTTAATAACACTTCAGTAGACGACGCCATTACGGCTTTAGGTTCAGCGTTACGCGGCGAAGCTGAACCGCTACGCAAATACGGCGTACTACTAGACGACGCAACACTAAAAGCGGCAGCAACAGAACTAGGCATATATTCAGGCAGCAAAGCATTAACAGCACAACAAAAAGTATTAGCCGCACAAAAAGTTATATTCGATCAAACAAGCGACGCGCAAGGCGATTTTGCGCGCACGTCTGACGGCCTGGCAGCACAACAAAAAATATTAGGCGCAACATTTGACGACATACAACAAAAACTAGGCCAGGCATTTTTACCAATATTTCTTAAAGTAGTCACGTTTTTAAACGAAAACGTAGTACCAGCCTTTGAACGAGTAGCCGAAGTAATAGGCGAAAAAGGATTAGTTAAAGGTCTACAGCAAGCCCTATACGAAATGGGCAACAGCGGTACAGCGTTTATAAACGGATTTAAAACTATTGCCGTTAACGCCGCCAAAGCCGCAAACGTCCTATACAAATTTACGGTAATTGCTGCCGCGTCCGTAACTGCATTAGTTAACCCAGCTAAAGCTATAAAAATGTTGGGCAACGTATTTAACGATTTTATAGACGTCAAAAAATTAGAAGCAAGTTTTGATAGTTTTATAGCCGGTATTGGAAACATGGCTACCGCGTCAGGGTATTCCAGTTTTGCTGCTAAAAAATTAGCTGAGGACGCCAAAGGCGCTGCCGACATGGCCGAACTTTTAGGCGAGAAGGCAGACGACACGCCAAAGGGTGCGGCTTCAAAGGTAGACAAATTAGGTAAGGCCGCAGAAAAGGCAGCTAAGACACTTAAACAAGAAATGGCGCAAGCCGTAAAAGAAGCGTCAGAAGCTTTGAATACACAAATGGCAGAAGCGTTAGATAACGCTAAAAGCCGGTTGGAAAGCGCGCAAGACGCATTTAATGATTTTAGCGGTTCAGTTCAAAACGTTATAACCGAAAGCCTTAATTTTGGTGACGCTTTTAAAGAAGGCGGGGAAAGCGGCGCGCTAACATTTTTTAGCGCTTTGCAAGGCCAGGCAGATAGGGCTAAAGATTTTGCAGCGCTTGTAGAAAAGCTTTTAGCCGCTGGGCTATCGCGCGAGGCGTTACAGCAAGTGATAGACGCAGGCGTAGAAAGCGGCGCGGCTATTGCTAAAGAACTATTGCAGTCAAGCGCGAACGTGTTAAGGGCTAACAAACTTGTAGCAGAAACTAACGCGATAGCTAAAACTATTGGCGACCTATCGGCCAGCAAGTTTTACGCGGCGGGCGTATCTAACGCGCAACAATATCTAGCGGGCGTAGAAGCCGCTATGGCAGTGGCACAGTCACAACTAGCAGGCACAGGCTTAACACTGGCAGACGTAAAAGGCATTAGTGCAGGCTTTGACGAAGCTATAAACCCTATAAAAACTGTTATGCCAGTGATCGATACACCGCAAGTAGGGCGAATTATTACACCCGGCGCACCTACAGACAAAGGCCAGCCGTTAGGTTCGGGTGGCATAACAATAAACGTGAACAGCCAGCTAGCTACTAAAGCCGAAATAGGCGAAGCTGTAAATAATGCGCTTATTGCCTATAACCGTGTTTCAGGCCCGCTACAACTTGAAATAGCTTAATGGCTGGGGTATCGGTAGTTGGTTCAGGTAACTACGAATTATTTGTAGATACAGGATTTTTGCAAGACGCGTTTATATTAGACGACGCAGAAGCGGGCGTATTAGATAATACGCAATACGTTTTAGACGGCACTACTAACTTTGCAGCAATTTTAGACGGTTGCGTTAGTGTGCGCGTTAAACGCGGTAGGCAAGATATAGGCGATCAGTTCGGCGCTGGCACAATGTATTTTACGCTTAGCGATACCAGCGGAATTTTCAACCCGTTTGATGAACAAAGCCCGTACTGGGATAGCACTACACAACAGCCAGGCCTTGCACCTATGCGAGAAGTACAGCTAGTTCGATACGACAGCCTTAACGTGGCACAGTTCATTTTTCGCGGCTATGTTGTAAATTATAACTACGATTTTGTTTTAGGCGGTATTGATGTAGTTACCGTTTTTTGTGCAGACGATTTATATTTATTAAGCCAAACTGTTTTAGACGAATTTAACGTATCCGAACAATTAAGTAGCGAACGTCTTGAAGCCGTCCTAGATTTACCTGAAGTTGCGTTTCCGGCATTGGCGCGCAACATTTCTACAGGGACACAAACATTAGGCGGCGCGGCAGCTTTTACCGTAGATCAAGGTACTAACGCGCTGGCTTATTGCGTACAAATTAACGACGCAGAACAAGGCCGCCTATTTATGTCGAACGACGGGCAGCTTACTTTTCAGCCGCGCATAGGCAATACGCTTAGCGGTTCAGTAGCAGACTTTCACGACGACGGCACAAACCTACCGTACAACGAACTAGGCATATCCTTTGAAGCTGACCAAGTAGTTAACCGCGCAGTTGTACAAATTTTAGGTAGCAATAACCCGCAAGTAGCAGACGACGCAGCCAGCCAGGCACAATATTTTATACAAACAACAAGCATTACTAATAGTCTTTTACACAACGACGCGGCAGCCGCAACCTTAGCTAGCTACCTTTTAGACGGCGAACCGCAAGCCCGCTACACGTCAGTAGGTACGGCGTTTAATATGTTGACAAACCCGCAGCGCGAAACTTTAGCGGCGCTAGATATCGGGCAAACAATTACCGTAGAAAAAACGTTTACTAGCGGTGCAGGCACTACCGAACTGGCACAAGAACTAGCAATAGAAGGTATCGAACACAGTCTAGAAATCCGTACTGGCCATAAAATAATGTTATTTACAAGCCCTACTACGGTCGTATTTGAACTGGTATTAGACGACGCGATTTTCGGCATCATAGACGCAGACAATGTTTTAGGATAATCTAAAAGGACTTATGGCAAATACACAAACTACAGTACCTATCTTTGTTGCGGCACAAGTTTTAGAGGCAGCGCAATTAAATAACAGCGCAGCTACAGGCGTACCAGTTTTTGCTACCTCCGTCACCCGTGACGCAGGTTTTGGCGGGGCAGGCGAAAAGCCTTTAGCTGAAGGTCAGTTATGTTATTTGGAAAGCACTAACGTAGTGCAATATTACGACGGCGCAGCCTGGGCGACAGTAGGCCCAGCGCCCGCAGCGGCTAGCGGTTTAACGTTTATTGCAAAAACTACTTTAACGGCGGCAACCCAGCACAATTTAACAAACGTTTTTAGCAGTTCTTATGACCATTACGTAATTAGATTTAGCGATTTTACTTCTGCTGGCAGTTTAAAAATACGTTGTGGTACAGCGGGAACGCCCGATACAGCATCAAATTATTCAAGCACCGGCGTTTATTTTGACGAAAACCAAAGATCAGTAACTGCTAACGCTTTTAACGCTAGTTCAGGTTTTTTAGTTGGAAACAATAGTTCTACTCTTATGGGTACGTTTTTTGAAATTTCGTCGCCTTTTTTAACTGTTGAAACAGTTTATGCAGTTACTAACGGCAGTTTAGGCGGCGCGTCAATTATTGGTAACTTAGTTGTAGGCACAATAAACACCGCTACAAGTTACACCGATTTAGTTTTATTATCTACCGGCAATATTGCTGGCACAATTTCTATTTACGGTTTAGCGAACAGTTAAGGACTATATGACAACGGCACAAATAACTATTTTTGACGCGCTTACTGGCAACACAATTACGCGCGAAATGAACCAAACCGAATTACAACAATTTGAAACAGATCAAGCGCAAACAAAAAAAGATTTAGCTACACAAGTTAAAACCGAAAAAGCTTTAGCGGATAAACAACAAATTATTTTAGACCGTTTAGGTTTAACCGCTGACGAATTTAAAACGCTACTTGGCTGATTATGAATTCGAACAAACAGATAGCAGACCAAACCTTTAAAGGTGGGATACAAGGCGTTATATGTTATTTTCTTTGGAAATCTAAACTAGACCGCGAACTAATTTTTATGCTTATTCCAATTAGCGCTACCGTGCTGGCCTGGCTTTCTACCAAAATTGGCGACCCTGATTTAGCTTGTCTGTTTATACAAGACAAAGACAAGAAAAAAAAATAAGACCGTACACAGTAAACGCCGCGCCGGTAGTAACTAAACCGCTACTAGGCACAGACGAATTTATAAGGCAAATCGTAAAACGCAGCGGCGGCGCGCTATGGAATAACGGCAGCTACCAGCTACGCGATATTCGAAACCGCCCAGGGCAGGTATCTAATCACGCCAAAGGTTTAGCGGTAGATTTTTCGTATCGCAAAATGACAAACAAAGGCCTTACAGACGGCCGCAAACTTGCTTTACCGTTTCTATACAAGCTGCTACAAAATGCAGATACTTTAGAAATAGAATTAGTTATAGATTATTTTTTAGCGCGCAGTTGGAAATGTGACCGCGCTACGTGGATTAAAGGTAACTGGGTAGGCGGCGACTGGCTGCACGTTGAAATATCGGCCAACATGGCTAACAATGAAAACCTTGTAAAACAAGCGTTTAATAGCGTGTTTAAAGATATGCCCAAAACGGTTTAACAATTCGGTTAAGGTTTAGTTACCTTCTACGAGAAAGTTTGAGGCTGACTATATGCCGTTTATTATAAAAATTATTGTTGTTTTTGCGCTATCCGCTATTGGGGTTGGCATTAGCCAAATACCTATAGCGCCTGAACCAGTTAACGAAACCACGTTTACGCAACGCTACGAAGCCGTAGGCGGCTTTAATCAGGTCATGGCTGATCTATACAGGTTTGTGCCACCCGTGACCACTACAACGCCCCCAGCGCCCGTCTACAGGCACGGTAATTGTGACTGGCTACCAGCGTTAGCGCTTCAAGCTGGCTGGCAGGCAAACCAAATAGAACAGCTAAAAAAAATTTCCCTACGTGAAAGCGGCTGTTGCCCGCGCCGTATCGGCGGCCAAAAAGTTTTACCGGACTGTACGCCTAACGGATTTGCAGAAACGACGCACATGTCAGACAGCGGAAATCTGCAAATAAACGGTATAAATTTTGACATTTCGCGCAACCCTGACGCGCCAATATGTTTGCAAATGGGCGTATGCACACAAGAACCACTATTAGACCCGCTAACAAATCTAATAGCAGGCAAACTATTATTCGATTACTGGCAGAAAGCAACCGGTAACGGCTGGTGGCCCTGGGATATTTGCAACCGTACGAACACATGCAACTAGTTTAACTTCGTACACACGCCCGCTATAGTAATTTTTCAACCAACGAGAAAGGCTAAAAAATGTCAAACGAACTAGAGAAATCCTGGCTAGCTACTAATCAATCATTACAACAGCTAATACACGTAATGAACGAAATAACCGCAAGGCCTAAACCTTTAATGGAAACCTTTGAATTAAGCAGCAAGCGAATAATAGAAAGACTACAAAAACAGATAGACAAAATGAACGTACTAGATCACAGCGATCTAATAGACGATCTATATGAAGCACAACTAGAAATAAAATATTTGGTTAACTACTCAAAACACGTTTTAACAACTAAAGACAATTTAGAAGCGCAAAAATGAGGCGCGGCTATGACCCTGGCTACGGTAGCCGCGAACAATTACGAGACAGTGCAGAAAGATATATGGTAGTTGCGCGCGAACGTGACAAACTTAAAAGCGAAAACGCAGCGCTAATAGACGAAATAGCAGAACTAAAAGCGGTAATTGCCTATATGACTGAAGGCGAATAATGGCGCGCCAAATTACTTTAAACAATTTAGACCAGCCAGTAATACAGCTTGAACAAGCTGATTATGACAATTGCGTAGAAGTAACAGAAAAGATTTTAGAATACGCAAGGCGTAACGGCCACAAAAATAGTTACGGCATGAACCCAGCGCAGAATTACGCATACGATTTTTGCGGCGCGTTAGGCGAACAAGCAATAGCGCATTACTTTAACTTTGAATACACATATAACAGCTATGACCCCGCAGCTAGTGACGTGCTGGGCTACCAGGTGCGGGCGACATATTACGGCAACGGCAGTTTGCTTACGCACCCAATAAAAAGTAGTGAAAATAATCGCGGCGATAACGCAGGACGCTATATTTTGGTAACTATTGACCCAACAGTATTAAGCGCAACTATTCGCGGATATTCGACACTAACGCGCTGTAACGAACGTGCCGAAAATTGGGTTACACAAATTAACGGTAAGCCGGTGCGCTGGCCGTGCTACTTCATGCCACAAGATCAGCTGTGGCCTATAGACATGTTGCCAGCATCACAAGAACTAATAAACCACCAAACGAGAAAGAACAACTAATGGCCTTTGACAAATCAAGTTTAGATAACTACGTAGACGTAGCGACACGGTTAAGGCTGGCATTTGACAAGTACCCTGATCTACGCGTACAAGAAACAAAACGCGAAGTAATAGAAATGCCTGATAAAAGCTGTTTTATACGTTGCGAAGTAGCCGTATGGCGTGACGCGGCAGACCTAAAGCCGTCTGTAGCTTCAGCTTGCGAACTGTACCCAGGGCGTACGCCGTACACAAAAAACAGTGAAAACGAAGTAGGTTTTACTTCAGCGTTAGGCCGCGCGCTGGGCTATATGGGTTTTGGCATTACTAACGCATTAGCCACACGTGACGAAGTACAGGCAGCGCGAAGCCGCCAAAATACACATTTAGCCCCAGTAGTAGCCTTGCACGAAGTAGAACAGCCGTTTGGTGACACAACAGACAATAAACAGTACGCGTCACCTAAACAGCGCGGCATGATACGCGCGCTGGCATTTGAAAAAAAGATAGGCACTACTGAATTAATGCCGTATATAAATAAAGTGTTAAATAACAAGTATTCAAGTATCGAAGCAATAACAAAACAGGAAGCTTCACAAGTGATCGAAGCGTTACAAGCGTGAACAGCTGGCAAATAGTGGCATTATGTGTTATTAGTTCGCCCGTGTTATGGGTAGCGGTAATTTGGTTAGTAATTTGTAATTAAATTTAGTGGTTCTGCCTTTAAGACATGATTTTAAAGGGTAATGCTATATCAGATTAAATTAAGGCACTAGTTAAGCCTTAGCCACTACATAATGAAAACTAGTACGGGCATATAGACCTACACACTTTGCAAGGTGAAAGGTATAAAACACGGTGACGTGGGTAGAAGGCGCTGTAGTAATACAGGCCTGGCTAACGGTTAAAGATATGGGTGCTGTACGAGGCTAAACAGCGGGGGGCTATCGCATTAGGCTTTTAAACGAAACAGAAACAAACAGTGAAACAAAACAAAACCTACACAGCTAAGCCCGCGCACAACGTCCGGCACAACGAACCGCAAGCAAGCGCGACAGCGCGCGCTAGCACCTACAGAAAGCACCTAAACAAATGACACAAGGCAAGAAACGCAGAACCCACAACGTACAACAAAACCACAAACGCAGCCTAAACGCAGAAACTAGAAGCAAACAAGAATTTAAAACAAATCGCCAACGATTACTAAAAGATAAACCATTGTGCCATTGGTGTAACAGCGCGCAAGCAACTACAGCCGATCACCTAATAGAAGTAGACCGCTGGCCAACAGATACCCCAGGCGTCAACGGACTAGACAACTTAGTAGCAGCGTGTCGAAGCTGTAACAGTTCACGCGGCGCACGATACGGAAACCTTAAACGTAAAAGCATTTACGAACTAGCACCCACAGTGAATATAAACAACAAAAACATTTATGCAAGCGATTGCATAACTATGCAAGACAAAAAAGAAAACACGTTTTTTTCTGTGCAAACTCCTGCCCCCGACTTC